ACAGTTTCAAGCGACTGCTCCCATACTTCGGGCGGTATCAATTCCAATCACTCACCACGCAGTTGATAGAGCAGTACAAGCGCAACCGCCTGGCCGATGGGGTGATCCCTTCGACCATCAACAAGGAACTTGCGGCCCTGTCCTCGTTTTGCAAGTGGGGCAGGGATCAGGGGTACTGCGCGGATGACATCCGGATAAAAAGGTTTCCAAATAAGCTCACCAGGGCGCCGATGATGGATGTGCCGAGTCGGCGGGAGGTTGTCTTGCTGCTCCGGGCTATTCCAAGGAAGAAGCGGCCGGCGTTTGCCGTGCTCTATTACCTTGGCCTGCGGTCGCAAGAAGTCCGGGACATTCGGCCCGATTCAGTGCATTGGAGCAGGGGCGTGGTCCTGGTGGTGGGGAAGGGGAACAAACAGCGGATCGTGCCGATCAACCGGAAGGCCGCGGTCTACCTGCGGCACCTTCCATTCTACGCGCCGGGAGATTTCCGGCAGATATTGAAATGGGCGGCAAAGCGGATCGGGGCCCGGGTGCTGAACCCGCATCTGTTCCGCCATGCGTTCGGGTGCCACATGACAGCGGCAGGCGTTGGGCTTCGGGCGTTGCAAGAGATGATGGGGCATTCTTCCCCGGTCATCACGGAGCGGTACAGTCAGGTTGTGGCTGAAACTCTGAGGAAGGAGATGGAGAAGTTTCGCTGACACTCCACCGGTTGCATCAGTTCCAAAAAACCTTGCAAGTGAACCTGTCTATAAGGTATGCTTGCAAGGTTTTTCATTTAGTACGCAATTTAAGCCAGAAAGAAAACCGCTTGCAACCGTGTTAGTAAAAATGCAAGTCGAAAGCGAGCCTAAATAGCTGAAATAAAAGAAAAGCGAGAGTGGTGAAATTGGTAGACGCACTGGACTTAGGATTTGATGAGTCTGTTTTTCAAGTAACAGTTCTACCGTTCATATTCACAAGTTTTAAAATCCTACACTTGCATAAACTTGCATCGGTTTTTAGCCCACCGGCCGCACCCAAATAGCCCGCTCCGGGCAACAAGTTATTAACCTCGATATATCCCCGCCCATCTCCCGCGCCGCCCATTCCTGAATTACCACCGGCCCACGCTTGCAGGCGTCAACCAGGCCGGGCTGCACCGCTTCGCATTCGTGGCAAAGATGAGCACCCCGGCAATGATCGGTTACGGTGAGGTGGTGGATCACTGATACATTCCCCTGCAATAAAGAATGCCTGCCGCGTACCCGGCCAATGGCAACGCCGGGAACAGATGCCCAAGGAAGAAAAACCCGCCAGATATTGCCAAGCACAGCCACGGCCACGCCTGGTAGAGAGGCTCCGGCAGGTAGACATCCTCAAGCATTGCGGGCCTCTTTTTTGATAAATACGTGGTCCTGTTTGCAGTAGCCACAGATTGCATCGCACAGGCGCATGTTGCTGAACGCCACGCACCAATAGCAGGTGTCATCAACTGGCGGATGAGGCAACTTGCTGGTCTGCACCTGGCGGTATACAGACCCGGCAACGTGAACGGTCCCGTTCGGCGTCACTGTGAGCGGAACCGGCGCGGTCATGGCGAATGCACCTTTGAGACGATCCCGGTCCATGTGGCTGCTGCAATAGCCAGGCAGACGGCCGCCACCACGGCCAGGAAGCCCTTGTCACCTGCACACCGGAGCATCCGCCCGAAGCGCAAGTCTTTCCGGAAATCCTCAACTTGCGCCGGGTCGTCAACGTCTACCCCCAAAATGGCGAAGACCTGCTTGACCGCAGACCGTGCGGCCTCCTCGGAATACCTGCACCTGTCCTCTGCGGGAGGCTTTGAACACTCGGTCATTGCGCCACCTCTGCCGCCCGTTTGCGCCGCTTATCCCACGCTTCCCACAGATACAGCAGGGTCATAATGCCACCAGCGATGGAAAGAATGGCATCGGTAAGTTCCGGGCTGATCTGAATACCAGCAACACCGAGGGCCATAATTATTGCCTTGACTGCTTTCGTTATCTCTTGCGGCTCTGCCATTCTTTCACCTCTCTACTGGTTGCCGGTCGAATTACAGACCAAAGAACGATATCACAGGTTGCTGCGTCGATGGCGATACTGGCGAAGCCTCTTGCAGCACAGCGTACCCCACTACTTTTGAAACATTAACTCCAGCATTGATAGCTTGCAGAGCCGCATAGCCAACAGTTTTGGTTACGCTCGCCCCCGTTGGTTTATCGAGTACCGCATACCCGACAGCCTTGGAAACATTAACACCGGTTGCCATGATGCCCCCTATGCAGCCGCTTTAAGGTTTAGTTGTAAAGCGTTGATTTCCGATGTGGTCCACGCAGATGCGGTCACAGGGTTTGACGCCATGAGGCGCTCCTTGGTTGCGAATACGGTGTCGAGCGCCTGCCCCGTTTCAGCATTGACAGTGCTATTGGTCTTAACCCCGAGCGAGAGCGTCTGCGGGGTAGCGCCTGATGATTTTGCCCCCCTGGAAGTGACTTTGACTGCCAGCACAGAATATGTTCCTGTAGGCATCCCGCTGGTTGCAAACTGCGCCTCTGCGTTTGTCGTATCAGTATACCACAGGTCTGCATCAGAATTTGTTATCTCATCGATATCGGCATACGTCCCTGTCCCTGCATTCGCATCACCTGCGCCATCTATCGCCAGCGTTGCCAATCCAGATATCGCCCTCGTGTCTGAATCAGCTACGATGACCTCAGATATGCAGTAATATGCGCCACTTGACCCGACAGCCACAGCCTTGAAATCGCTCACTCCAGATATTGAGATGTCGCCTGTGTATTCGATAACCAAGTTGTCGTTGGCGAAAACCTTCACCGTCGCTGATGACCCATAGTTCTCAACATTAAGATGCAGTTTCAAGTTTCCAGCCAAACTGGCCCCACTTTCAGTAGCCAACGAGGTCATTGTTGTGCCGACATACTTATAGAGAACAAGTTTTGTCCTCGCCAGAGACGAAACCCCTATGTAGATACCATCACTTGTTGTCGAATCTTTTACAAGCCCGAGCAACCTGACACTACTGGTCAATGATGATGGTGAACTGTTTCCACAGTATCGGCTACACCAGCCAGAGGTTACGCCTCCCTCTGCGAAATTGTTGCTCCTGCTGCCGCTCGTATTGATCAATGCGCATCGCACATTAAAACTGGCGCGAAATAATGCTGAATCTGTGCTGACGCCCAAAGATGCGCCGTTAGGAAAATCAATATCCTCCCCCCCACACCATAAAATATTCATACTTAACCTCTCGTCATTGCAAGATTGATTGATACCCCTGCCAGCGTTGTGTCAGCAGAGGCAGGGGCGAAAATGTCCAGATAGTCGGTTGTGCCATTAAAGGTCGCCCCGGACGTTGATGCCAGTGTTGCGGTTCCATCAGTGGCAATGGTGATGGTCCCAAACTCAGTACCGTTTTTCTCGAGTGAGATGACAGCGGATGCCGTGGGATTTGCACCTTTGACGGCTACTGTCGTACCGGCAAGATCGGCGGGGATCGAACAAGCGAATGTCGGCGATACCGGGGCCAAGAGTTGGGCGGCGGTGTAGGTGCCAGGCACATACACTGGAAGGGTAAACGGCAATGAGGGCAGGTCATCTTCGGTCAGTTCTCGCATAGTCGGAGCAGCGTCGGCTCCACTAGCGGGGCCGGCAAGAAACTTATTGGCATTTTGAACTTTTAGGGTTCCAGCCAACGTCCCAGAATCTACGACAGGAGAACCGCTCACCTCAAACAAATCGGTCGGTAGAGTCAAACCAACACTGGTAACTGATCCGGTTCCGGCCGCGCCGATATTCGTTTCCATGGTGTCCAGGCGATCATCAAGCGACGCCTCCCCTCCACGCGCTCCGGAAACCTCTGCTTCCAAAGCATCCACCCTTCCGTCCAAGGCGGACGCGCCAACAAGAAGGTCGCCAAGGCCGATAGATGTCAGTTTGTCGCTCGTTGTGTTTCGATAAGCGAGAACGAATACCGCAGGGTCGAGGAAGTTGCTCGCGGCTCCAGGGTTGGCCGTTGCTGCTGATACGGTCAAGGCGGTTTCGTTGTATTCGCTCAACGTCACCTTGGCGAATTGATTATCAGCAATGACCACCGAGCCAGCGGAAACAGTATTAAGGATGGCGGTTCCGTCCGCTCGATTGAAAATGATGCGGAGCGCCCCAGACCACGCCAATGTGCTTGTCGCACTGTCCCAAGTCACATCACCATCGCAAGAAACAATGGCTGGCCGGTTGTAGGTAATGGCTCTGTCAAGTTCCGATAACGGCGAGTTCATATCCGACCCCTTGAACTCGGTCACGTTGTCAGCCCATAAGGTGAAATAATTACTTGCCATCAGTTTTTATCTCCTATGTGTTGGTTTAACAGGCTGAGAGCCTGCTGCATAATCGTGTCAGCCTGCTCACTCCTGCCCATTGATGCATTGACGTGCGCCGATGACGCATCCTTGATTGATGCAAGCAAGGCGTTCGTTTTTTTCTGCTCTTCAAGCAAACAGGATAATATCTCTTTCAGTTTCATACGATTGGAACTCCAAATTCATCCTCCAGCAAGAGCGCTGCCATCATCACAATATCGACATCCTCAACGAGCCGGATGGTTATGAACACCGGGCAATGCTCGCCTGGATATGGATATACATCGTAGTCGGTCATCCTCTGGTATGTGAGCGTGCAGGTTCCGGTAGTAGTGAATGCCGATGAGGTGACTGTTCCTGTGCCCCCGGTTTCAATCGCGGCAACCACGTTCCATCTGCCAGTGATCAAGGCCCCATATTGGTCAAGAATCCGAACCGCAATCGTCGTTGATCCAGTTGACCAGTCAAGCCGATCCTCTGTTGGTATCGCCGTCATCTGCGAGACAAAAGGGGCAACCCATGCCGCGTTGATATACCACTGCTTGATATCTGTGCTTGCTGGTGGCACCAGGATGGTGGCAATTAGCACATGTGCCGCTGTTGTTTCCGGAGCGAGCGGATTAGTCGCACTGGGCGTTCCCGTGAGGTAATCGATCGTCCCGTCTGTCCCGATCACAATGGCGTCCATCCGGAACATGGTAGCGTGTGCAGCCGGGACGACTATCGACCTGCCGCCAGCGCCCATCAGCATGACCGGCGCGACACCCATGACCTGCACAGGGTTAGTCCCCATGATGTTTGCCAGGGTGACGGAATAGGTGGTATCATTGATCCGGTAGGTTCCACTCTTGATAGTGACGTACATGCCGCCGTTGGCCACCACGTTCAGCCCGGAAAGAATCGCATTTGCTCCGGCGCCCATTACCGGAGAAGACGAACCCCCAGGTATTGGCGTCGGCACGGTGCCGCCGTCGCCAACGATCTCAATCCGGTTCCGCTTGCCGCCAGCATGTAAAACCCTCACCGCGTTACCCGGCTTGAGCCAGCGAGGGGTTGATGTCCAATTTTCCGGGTAGTATGCGGTAATGCGCTGGTCAGATCCCTGTATCTTGATGCTACAGGTCCGCGTTGCCGGGAAAACTTCCCAGAGAATGGCATCTCTGGTTTCCTGGCGCTTCCGGGCCTCTTTCTCGGCCCTTGCCCTGATTGTCCTGCGCTTTCCGAAAGAGTGGATCATAATACCCACCCCTCGATTGTGTCTTTTACATACCCGTCGCTATCCCCTGATGACGCTGGCTTGTATGCCCTGGAAAGGTTGGTGACAAAGAGTTTTACTGGAAGTTTGGTGTACGGGTGAGTGACGGTGGCGATATCGCCAACCTCGATTTGCAAGTGGCTGATCATCTCCACTGTCATCTTGCGCCGTTCGGCCACAGCAACAGCCATCTCGAAATCGGCAACCGCTTGGCATTGCGCCGGAGTGTGGCACAGGAAACCTTCGATTTTGCTTTCAACCACCTGCCCTAGCTCCTGCTGTAACGCTTCATCGTCAGCGCTGGCCTGATAGCTGCGTTTGACATATCCAACCGGGCGACCATGGATATTGAACTGGAAATTTCCAGTTGATCCCAGGACCATCAAGGCGAGCATCACTCCGACCCCTTCCATTTTCCTCCCAACTGGAATGGTCATCCCCCCGCCAAACGACATTGTTAAGTCGCCAACCATGTTGCCGGCGGCATACAACCCTATTGCAGCGACCAGGATTGGGATCAAATTCGGCGATTCGACCTTGACCACGCAGTATTTATTATCAGGATCAACCTCTGAAATGCGCTCTTTGATTTTTCCTGCCAGCTTGAACAGGATGCCGGTAGCCGATTCGACCACTTCAAGCCGCGGCTCTTTGTACCTCGCTGTTTTGTCCTCGGAATAGTCGATGCGAAAATCGTTCTTATACCCGTACCACCCGACGGTTCCGTTGATGCTGGTGATCTTTTCTTCCTCGTAGGTGATCTCCATATCCTCCACCCCCTCGCCAGTGACCGTGATGCGGTTGGTGAGGTCTGAGTTGTCGTCGTTGGGAGAACAGGAGATGATCGAGGCAACGGGTATCGTCAGGATAGAATCACCAGAAAAGACGATAGGGCGGAAATACACCTTCCCGTCCATGCCGATGATTGAGAAGTATTGAAACCGATGGGCGATATCATCCACGATGTCTTTCAAGGTTTGATCAATCCATTGAGAATCAAAAACGAAACTCAATGGCATAGAAGGAACAATGATGTTTTGTTCGATGATGGCGCTGTTTTCAGCAATCAAATCAACCAATGCCGTTTCAGGCGAAACACTGTCAACCTGGCAGGCTGTTATCTGATGCAACCCCCAGAGGTACTTTGCGTCTTCGGCGGTGACATTGATCAGCGGGTATTCATTGGCCGAATGCCGAACCGATGTGCCGGTGACGACGAATACGCCTTGATCAACGACGACCTCGTTGCCGCCGATCAGTTCCCCCATTTTGACTGTGATGCCCTTGCCCTTGCCAATATATGCTTTTAGGATCGAGTTGACGTTGTGCTGATCAAACAGATGGCCGTGTGACAGGGAAAACGTAACTGCACCGGGGCCGTCCATGTCCCAGCCCAATTTTGTTTCGCCTGTCAAATACGGGAAGAGATCAATCCTTGCGGATGCCTTGTCCCACTGCACCTGATCTGGCGCTTCACCAGTGTTTGTCCATGAGGCATAGGCAATATCGTTTTCGTCAACCGCCACAGAAGGAGCAGCGTTGCTATACCCGATGGATAGCATTGATGGTTCAGGGAGGGCGTCAATGTCGCCTTCTTGGTAAACGATAGAGGAAACAGCCCCGGATCGCGGGACAAGATTAAAGCGTGACGATAAGTCAGACGTTCCGTAAAAAAATAGTTCCCTGGTGCTGTCGTATGCAAACTGGCCCCATCCCTGGACTAGAGTTGGCGGCAGTATCGCCCCTGGCTCGTTGTTTTCAAACCGTTCCCATGTCTCTGAAACGTAGTTGAAGACAACAACACCATAGCGACTTTGAAGTATAACCTCTTCATCGCCAGTATTCTCGACGATTTGTGTGTAGTAATTCCCCGGCTCAACCTCCCATGGTGGATAAAAATAATCCATCGTATCATTTAAGGTGTTGATACGGATCAGCCCCCATTTATGCTCTTCAGCAGCGTAACCGTCACTTCTCCATGCCGGGATTGCGAAAATATACGTTGCGTCAACGACAACCCCATGGAGCACCCCGTAACGAGGAAAGTTTGTATAGTCCTGGTTTCGATACCTTTTGATATAGGCATCTTCTGCCAGGCTAAAAACTTGCAATTCCGCGTTCCGATGGTCAACCGCCCCTATTGTGTCGAAGCCAACAAGCGCCAGGTTTATTTCCGGGTAAAACTGAACCCACTCGTGGCCAGCCCATACAGGAAGTCCGCCGCCACTATTAACCTCGACAAACTCAAATGGAGGTGTTACCTGAGCAAAATCGATATATCCACATGAAACCGATTGAATATAAGAGGATGTTTCCTCAACAAAACTTGTGTACGATATTGCAAGCCACACCCTGTTGTCCTTGTACAACGAGCCAGCGTAGTCGACATTCAGGTGCGTGGTATCGTCGTACAGTACATTCTTGGCAGCAGTCGCACCAAAAACATTCGACTGGTCTACAAAATAATAGCCCCTGATGTCGTCATTAGAAAAATCCACCACGCAAAAAGCGCATTGTCCAGCCGCGATTATAGCAACGCCATCATTTACGCTCGATTTTGCCCCGTATGCGCCGGTAAAATCAGCCATCGCCCCGTCAAACAACGGAGGAAACCCTGGGTCAGTTGATGGCCCGTATATTTTTTCGACTGACCACGAAGGAATGTCTATCTTTACAACCCCTGTTGCCGGGTACAGTGGTTTTGATGCTACCAAGTAAACCTTGGCATTGGCCTCATCCACCCATATTGCCCTCGGGCATACCGTATCGCCCGTGTCGACACACAGTGCATTCCACCCTGCATCGGAACACTCCATTTCCAGGTAGGAATCAGTCCTTTGGCTTGCGACCACAACGGTCCCGTCGCTTTTTTGGACAACCGATGGATTAGAATAGTCCCGGCTGATTTCGGCTGTGCTGGTCACGGCAACCGGCGTGGACCATGTTGACAGATCGGATGATGTAGAAGAATAGAGGTTAAATATCGAGCCTGCTGACTGCGCGAACACAAGGAGGAAAGAGCCGTCAAGCAGTCGGCGTATAGCCACATCGCAAATCTCTTGCTCCCCTGCTAATCCAGGGATAGAGAACGCTGTTGCAGATGACCAGGTTGCAAAATCGGTCGATGTCCGGTAGCGAATAGCATACGATCCGGTGGCATATTGCGTGTATGCGAGCAGACATCCTGTTTCCGATCTGCACACCGACACCCCGTCAAGCACCGATAATCCAGTGATAGCTGTCTCGTGGACCAATGATCCTGATGGAGAAATGGTATACAGTACAATAGCGTCGGTCGAATACTGCACCGCAACGCCGATATTTCCAGTTGAAAGGATAACCGCGTCAATATCCGTGATCTCTTTTAACAGGTAATTGGCATCGATAACGACCGGGGCAGAAAATTCGGTCACTCCAGCATCGCTGACCACGCAGTGCAGTTCTTTCCTCGGGTCTGGGAATGCAAGGCTTCCGGCTGCGTAAATGATCATCAACGCACCAGATGGAAGAATTAATGAACAACTCGCCCCTTGATCCTTTTGGATTGTGTTGGCGATGTCATTGCCGACAAACGGGTAGTCAGCCTGCATCCGTCCGGCCGTCACCTCAATGATCGGCCGCCGCGATTGTGCCGTTTGCGCAGCCAGCAGTTCTGGGGAAAGGGTCAATGCCATCAGTCGCCCACCACTTCGGCCAAAATCAGCAATTCAACTGCCACATCTTTCCGCCAAACATCCTCAGTTGTCGATGTCGCTGCCAGCTTGTAGTGATACTTTCCGGTCACGCTCAACACCTCAACGGTATAGGTTTTATTGCTGCCGTCCTGCGGATCGAACACCACGGCGTCGTCGGCCTCCAGGATAGCGCGCAGGCTGCTGTATTGGCTATCGGGAAGGTATTGCCACTCCAAGGTGATCGTCTTGCCCGCTACGGACAGCCCCCAGGAGAAGAAGGCCAGCGAACTGTACGTTTCCACCGATGCGGAGTGCCGTTGCTTGGCCACCAGTTCCGGCTGCGCGTAGATTGATGGATTGCGGGCAAACTCATACGAACCCAACGACATATTGGCCATTAGCTGTGCCTCCGGACCACTTCAAGAGCGGTGCGTTCCATGGCCCGCTGGAGTTCCGCTGACAACTTCTTTGATCCGTTACTGATCGATACCGGGACGTTGATATTCAACTCGCCGCCGCTACTCGCCTTGGGTTGCCGATCCATCAACATGCCCATGGCCTGCATCTGGCCCTTGGTAAAGACACCTTCTCCTTTCTGGAGAATGGCCGGAAATTCGTCAGGTTTCAGTCCGTTGTGAAACCGTGGAGCACTGTCGAAGATCATGGGGGAAACCTCCATCGTTCCACCTTCACCTGAACCGACCAGCCCGCCAGTATGGAACAGGCCGGAAGTCCCGACCAAGTTGGAAACGTCTGATGCCGCGCCGGCGTAGTTCGCGCCACCGCCAAACAGCATCCCGCCAAGCATCCCGGCCAATGGGGCCATCATCTGGTTGCGGATGAACATGTTGGTGAAGTCAGCGGCAATCGACTGCACCAGATCCTTGAAGCCGTCCTTGCCCTCCAGGATGAAGTCGGTAAGTGCATCGCTGGCCCGGTCGAAGGCGTCTTCAACTGAGTCGGCAATATCCTTGCCCATATCGTCAGCCCAATCCGCCACATCCTCAAAACCGATCTGTGCGGCCCGACCCCATGAGACATTCGGGTTGTTCAGATCCAACTCGCGCATGTTCTGCTCGAAGGCTTTGTTGGCGGCAATCTTGTCGCCGGTCGCCCGGACATAGGCAACGCTGTCGGCTATGTATTGCTGCTTGAGCGTGTCGTAAATCTCAGTGGTGTATGCGCCCACTTGGCCGTACATGTTCTTGATGTCGTCCAGGCGGTACATTTCCGCGATATCGCCCTTCAGGGTGGACGCGCCTTTTTTCAGCTTCTCCAGATTGACCTTTTCAGCGTTCAAGGCCTTGATAGAGGCAAGCAATTCATCTACCTGTGACTTCAACGAATCAAGGGCATTAAGGTCTTGGGTGTCACTGCCGGCAGAGTTGCTGTCCAGTTTGGCCTGCATCTGCTCCAACTGTGCGGACGCTATTTCGTAGGCTGCGGTCGTTTCGGCCAGTTTACCATCAATGGTGTCAAGCGCGCCGCCGTAGCCTTCCAGTGCGGCCTGCGCCGCCTTTGTGGCCCGTTCCTGGTCGTGCAGCGATACCTCGAAGTCACTCATTCCAGCGGTAGCAAACTGGTCAACAAGATTTTCCATGTCACTCGTTACCCGAGATGTAACCGAAAGCCACTTGCTTGCTGCTTTGGCCGCGTCATCTGCCAGGTTAACATAACTCTTTATTCCGGCGTTAAGTTGCTTCAGCTCTTCCCTCTCGGCCTTTAACGCCTTTCCTGAACCTTTTTTATCCTCAGTCAGTTTTTTTATTTGTTCGTTATAAACCTTTTGAGCTGTAACCTTGTCTCCGGTTATACGGATAAATTCATCCCGATCGGCCTCGTATTGCTTCTTCATGGCGGCATATACTTCCTTGGAAGTCCCGCCGATGACGTTGTATGCCGACTTGTAGGCATCCTCAATTTGCTTCTGGAGCTTTTTCGTTTCCTCTGGAGATACTGTGCCGGAAACCTTGCCCATAGCAGGAGAACCGCCAATAATGCCTATGGCGGCAACCTCTTGTTTTTTCTTCTTCAACGCTTCGAGTTCTTTGTTTGCTGCCTCAAACTCTTTCGTTGCAGATGTAAGGGCCTGGTCATCAGGTATATCGGCCTCTCGCAGTTTCTTGAGCTTCAAGGCGGAGTCAGTCGCCTTTTTCGTCGCCTGTGCAAGACCGGTTTCATAATCCGCCAAGAAACTTTTCATTTCCGGAACGCCCATGGATATATAGCGAGAAAAATCAAGCTCTCCCGCTGCAACCGCTGACAAAACCTTCACTTCCGTTGTTATCCCTGCAACGGCTTCGACTGCCCAGCCGGCGGCGGTAGTAATCCCCTCAAAAAAGGCCACAACCTCCTTCTTGTTGGCTTCGACCGTTGCCGCCAGGCCGTCAATGGACTTGGCCAAACTGCCGGTGGCGCCGGTGGCGTCATTCGTGCCATCAACCAGACTGCCAAAGGCATTCTTAAAATGGGTGGCCGATTGGCCGACCGTCTTGGCCATCGAATTAAACTCGTTTTCGAGTTGTCCTTGAGAGTGGGAAAAGGCATTGTAAAGGACGGCAGCGGTAAGCTTCCCTTCGCTGGACAGTTTGCGAAGATCGCCTGCCGTGACCGGAATACCCTTGTTCAGGAAGGTGAGGTAATCTGTCAAAACTTTGACAGCCCTCCCGTTGCTCTCCATGACAGCCTTGAATTCATCATCATTCAAGTTGCCTTTCTGCATCGCCTGCGAGAACTGAATAGCAAAACTCGCCGCCTCTTGGATGCTCGCGCCGGAGATAACCATGGAGCGAGAAATGGCCTCTGAATAGGCCAAAGTCTGCTGTTGCGTGATATTGTAATCCGCCATGCTCCGGGCTGTTCTGACGTACAAGTCAGCCTGGCTTTCATACGAAGACCGCACCCGGTTGGCACTGGCGTACAGTTGCTCTTGGATATTCTTGAGGCTTTCCGATCCATCGGTAACAAGGCGGAGTCTGTTTTCGAGCAGCGTGTATTTATCGGCTGTTTCGACCAATGACCGGGCCATGCCTGCAACCGCCTGAACGGAAAAATACGCAAGAGCGGTGCGGGCCACGTTGCCCATGGACAGTAACGACCGCTCGGCTTTCTGGCTTGATCCTACGACCTTGCTGATCTGGTCGGAAGATAAACCAAACTGCCGGCCAAGCGAGCGGATCTCTTTCTCGGTGAGGTTGCAGGCGGAAGCGATACGCTTGAGTGCATTCTCTTGAGCATTGGACGCTTGCGTTTTGAGTAGTTGCGATTGGAGTTTTGCCAGTTGTTTCTCGGTCAAGCCGGTGACTTGCCGCAGTTCGCCCAGGTCAACGCCAATTGAATCAAAGGCGTTGCCCGCCACCGCTGACGCTCTGGCCAATGTGCTGAAACTGGAGACGACAGCGTTGATGCTGCCTTTTATTTTGTCAGGGGAAAGGGCGTTGTTGAGGGCGTTACTGATGCCGGTGGCCTGTTCGCTGACAACGGCCCGCGCTGCTTTGAGTTGCTGCTGAAGGTGCGAATAGTCGCCCTTGATTTCAACGTAGATGCCTGGCAGTTGCATTTATCGCGCCCCAGTGATGCTGCTTATTTTGGTTGCGGCGTGGCTGATGCCTTTTTCCAGCGCCGGACGCATGAACGGACGCGGCGCAACCCTGCCCCCGGTCCTCCTGCCCCACAACACCTTGACGTGGCCAAACTCGACCAGCCAGGCGTGAAAGCCTTTGCCGCCTTCCGAGTCGGTGTCACGGTTCCGCCCGGAAGCCTTGACGATATAGCCGCCGTCGATAAATTTTGATCTCCGCATTCCAATGGACTTGCGGAGATTGCCGGTCTTGTCGATGAACGCCGCCGTCTGCTTGGCATCGTCCCGGACCACCTGCGCCACCTCTTTGAGCAGGGAATCAATCACGTCCTTGTTCGCGGCCACCTGCGATTCAAGTGCCCTGGCGATGTCGGCCACAGAAACGGACCCGGTAACGATCATGGCTCAACTCCTGTTAATCCTTGTTTTGGATCGCGCTGACTGCCGCCCGCTCCATGATCTGCACACAATCAAAAACATCTTCCCGGTCGTTCCGGGGAATCTTTCGGGTGCGGAAGATGAACGGGAGCACGTTGTAATCAAACCCGATGATCCCGCCCGGTCCCGTTCGCCATTGGGTGCTCATGTCCCGGAACACAGATACCGCCACAAGGTTGTCGGGGAAGATCGTGTCCCCCCCGTCCTTGAAATTCTCCGCTTCAGACAGCAACTCTGCCGGAAGCCCGGTGCGGTTTGCTATGGTGTTTACGTCGCTGTCGCGGCCCACCAATTTGACCGCGACAGCTTCTAGTTTTTTACCCGGCTCGCTGACAGTTCCCGGTAATAGGCATTGAGGATTTCAAACCCGGCTGGCAGGTAGTTCTTGACCAATGCGCCGATGTTCTCCGGCGTACATTCGGCGTCGATCCCGTCCCAACCGACAACGATCTCGGTCAACGCCTCTTCGGTCGGCTTGTTTTTAATCCGCTCGCTGAACTCCACAATTTCTTCCCGGTTCTTGTAGCGGAAGGTCATCTTTACGGTGGTTGGTGTTTTCTTGCCCGGTTCAGTCAAGGCGACTTCAGCGGTGAACTGCGGGTTTGGATTGATTTTCAACATGGTGATCCCTCGGCACTGCGGTAAAGGTTATTGAAATAGCGGGCCGCCGTCTGCGCAGGCGACGACCCGCCCTCCTGGGGACCGGAGACTAAGATGCGTAGTAGGTCGGCGTTCCGTCCATGGTGATGACCGAGGACGTTGTAACCAACTGTTGCGCCTGCCCGCCAGGAAGCATGGAGCACCCGACAAACCCGGCAAAGGTAAGGATCTTCCCGCCCACGCCAAACTGAAACTTGAACGCCCGTTTCGCCTGGATGTCGGAAGCGGCTTTCATCGCCAGCAGGCCCGCGTCGGCAGCATCCCAGATATGATCAAACTGGTAGCTGATCGCAGAGGGAAGACCTGGGATCTGAGTTTTGGTATTTTGGTGAATGGTGGTGGTATCGACGAAGTCGAACTCGCCGCCCGAGCCGTTAACGGTCAATGCGGTGGTGATACTGGTCCCGAAGGTCAGCTTCTGCGCCCCGCCAGAGGTGAAGGTGTCGAACCCGGTGGTGTCAACGCCTTCCAGTTCATAGGTGTTGGTCGATTGATTTGCTACCCGGACAACCTTGTCCTTGAGTTGGTGCATACCCAAGATGTCGCTCAGATAGACATAGTCGCCATTGCTGTACCCGTGGGCGTCACTGGTAACGACGCCTGGGTTTGCCTTGGTGATGCCACTGATGGCTTTTGCGGTAGCAATTCCTGATTGGATTGCGACTGCAACATTCTTCCAAACAATAGGTGTAGCCATTGTTTTCTCCTTTCTGTCATCCCGACAGTAATTTGAAAGTGTTTCCGGTCTATCTCACGACAGTCCTTTCGTTTCTAGTTATGGGGCTAGGTAGCCCAAATCTGGTACTCCGTTATGTACTGGTAGGTTTTATCGACCTCGCTGTATTCCCCGACCATGTGAAAGACCAACAGCCCTTCCAGTGTCGAGGCAACGATAGCCGCCTTTATCGTCCCCATGGCCAAGGCTCGCGCCTGTTCCGGGGATTTTGCAAACACATCGACCTGATACCGATAGCGGCTCAAGCCCATGTAGCCAATCAAGCCATTTTCCGGAAGTGCGGAAATTTCCTGAAACACGACATACGGGTAAACAATGGTGGCTGATGGGTTGACCACGTTCCAGCATCCGCCCGCCACCAATGGGTTGATCAAGGTTTTCAGGGTTGCTTCGGTGGTCATCTCAGCCCTCGTTCAGCCCGGTTGAAACCATCAGGTCCAGGTCGCGGTGCTGCTCGTTGATGTCCACGACCGCTTTGATGTTGTAGTATTTGCCGCCGTACAGTACCCGCATGTCTTGGGTGATCCCTGCCCGGTATGCGATGTTAAAGGTGCCGACCATTTCACTCTGCACCGCTTGCGCAGCCACCAACTCCCGCCCCCTTGACATCCTTATCGCTGCCCATGCTTTGGCAAAGTCGGCCCATCCATCGATGGTCCCGCCCCATTCATCAGTGACTAACGCCTTTGATTGAATGGTGACAAGGTGCCGTCGCTGTCCGGATCGCAGCATCAGAATCCCCTCGCCGCATCCATGGACAACCAGTGTTGAATCGCCCGCTCGCTGTCGTTCCTACCTTCAAACCGATCAGCGATTGACAGCAACATGGCAATAATGGTGCTTTGGGGAATTTCCCCGATAAACATGGACCCGGACCCGGCGCTGGTGAAGTTGATCGCCGCCCCTCCAGCCGTTTCCGCGAGCTTCAAGGTGTTGCCGCTCACATCACGGACGAAGTAATCCTTTTTTTCCACCAGGCCAGTAGGCAACACCCCGCCACTGACCGATAACCGCACCTGCTCGCCGTCGATGAACGGATGATTCAACGCCGTCAAGGTGTCGGTTGACTCTGCCGCCGTGAATGGAACGGCATAACCGGCCTTGAAACGAATATGAATCGGGTTGTTCGCGGCCAAACTTACAGACGGCCAGCTTGCACCATCGGCAAGAACCACCCGGCCCGGTGTCCCGCTCACATCAACGGAGTATGAACCGGCCGGGAAGGTAGCAACGATCCCGGTGCTGTCCGTGTACTGGACAAATTCAACTGCCCGCAAAGGAGGCGAGGGGATCTCCTCAACAGCATCCCCATCCGGCCAGCCGTCAAGGAACAGATCGAACACCTGCAAAACGAGCGAGCGCCACTGGAACACCTCGGCCTCCACCCTTGCCGCCGCTATCAACCGCGACAGGATAGGGTCGTAGTGGCTCCCATTGGCAACGGCATCAGCCGCATCAGCCGATAGGCGAAGGTTAATCTTCGCTTCGGTCAGACTGATCGGTTCCGCTGCCGGTGCCGTCTTTTGCGAGATCGTCATTGTCATCCTTGCCTAGATTACTTTTGTTTTTATCGTCAGACTTCTTGACCTTAACGGCCCATTTTTCTGTCAAAGCAACCTTTGCTGCATCTTCCGGGACATCTTGCAACCCGGCCGGATAGTGAGTCTTGGTCACGCCGTCATGGTAGAAATCGAAGGGAATTTTTACATTGATCATCGTCCGGCCTCTATGCGGTAGGCGCCATTTTAGGAAATCCCAAGATGGCCACGGCGGCAATCGGTGCATTGCCAGCGTTCCCGTCCGGGGTGATGGTCATCCGCACATATCGCTTCGTGCCGCGATAACCGATTTTCTTCACCACGTTATCAGCCGCGAAGGTGAAGGATGCCCCGGCCTCGGTGCCAAGCAACGAACCATCGGGCACGGATGCCTTGGTGGCAAGGTTGGCGGCGTCGTCGTGCTCGATCAAAACGGTCCAGGTTGCGTCAGCGTCGGCCAGCGTTCCGGTGACAATGGCAAACTCCATCCCGTCAAACCCGGCGCAGTCGATAATGGCCGAAACAAGCGGGGTATCATCGGAGCCGACCGCAGGGGCCAGCGCCTGCCTGATCTCGATGTTATTGTGTAAATCTCTCATTGGTTCATTCTCCATACAGGGCGGGGTTTACCCCGCCCTGTATCAATGGTTATCAGGCCGCTGCGACCTTGATCAGCTTGAAGGCGTTGCTATCCGTCACCATGCCGCCTACACGTTTGCGGGTGTAGAAATGGACATACGGCTTGTTGGTGAACGGGTCGCGGAGAACGGTGGTCCCGATTCGATCCACGATGGTATAGCCTCGGCGGAAGTCACCGAAAGCGGCCACCAGGGCGTTCGCGCCGATGTCGGGCATGGCCTCGTTGTTGGCGATGCCGTAGCCAAGCAAAGTGCCAGATTGGCCGTTGGCGATGCCCTCAGCGGTCGGCGGGGTCCAGATGTACTCACCATCAACCGCATCCTTGAACTTGCGGACGGCGGCGGTGGTCAGGCTGTTCATCATCCAGGTTGCTCCCTGGCGATAACCGACCTTGAGCGCATAGATCGCGTCAATCAGGCAGTCAGCCGGGGAAACGGTTGCAGTCGGCACCTTGAAGATAGCCGCCTCACCGGTTGCCACATGCTGCACTGTGCCAAAGGCGCGGGTTGCGTCAGCCGTGGCCGCCGTGGTGTAACCCAAGATGCCCTTCGGCCTGGCGACGCCGTTGCCAGAGGTAAAAGCGGTGTTCTCGGCGCCAGCGAACTCGGCCTGCACTTCGGCGGCCAGCCATGCCTCAACATTAAAGAATGCGTCTTCGAGCATGGCTTGCGT